ACGAAATACCTGAAGACCCTCTATCGCGAGTACACCGACGGCACATTCCAGACGCTCAAGCCGCGCCCTGCCGAGTGGCAGCACCTCGGCTTTCTCGGCCCGGTTATCCACGCCGAGGTCGGGGATACGATCAAGATCGTATTCCGCAACAACGGTGACCATCCTTACTCGATCCATCCCCACGGCGTCTTCTACAATAAGGACTCGGAGGGCGCTCTGTACCAGGACGGCACGTCGGGAAAAGACAAGGCCGACGATGGCAGCGGGCCAGAGGTCAAGCTGACGTTGCAGCGTGAGCAAACGGCCGACAAGCCGGCCGCCAGCTACAGCACCCGGCAAACCGAGCCAAAGAAACCGGCATGAGCAACGGCCGCGGATTGATATCGCGGATCCTGGCGCCCTTGGCCAAAGCGGTCGAGGGCGCCTATCGGCCTGGCCCATACTATCTGCCGCTCACCGGCGGATGGTTGCCCGATAGCGTTGGCAAAAATGTCAATTGGTGGCAGCTCGGCTATGATCCCATCGGGATCTCGAGCCAATCGGCCATGGTCGAGGCGTGCGTGTCGGCCTATTCGCAAACCGTGGCCATGTGCCCTGGCACGCATTGGCGATTGAAAAGCGACGGCGGCCGCGACCGCATCACCACCAGCGCGCTGCATCGCATCCTGCGCCAGCCGAATGTTTATCAAACGATTTCGGATTTCCTATTGAACGGTGTGCGCTCGGTTTACCTCGAGGGCAATTGCTATGCGCTCGCGCTGCGCAATTCCCGGTTTGAGGTCGAGGAGCTGCACCTCATGGATTCGCGGCAGAGCTGGCCGCTCATCGCGGAAACCGGCGATGTGTTCTACCACCTGGCCGGCAATGATGTGATCGACAAGCAAACCGGCGGCAAGCCGCTCACCGTGCCGGCGCGCGATGTGCTGCACATCCGCCTGCACAGCGCCGACCGCAAGCGGCCTTATCCGCTTAAGGGTGAAACACCGTTGACGGCCGCAATCATGGACATGGCCGCCGGCAACGCGATTCAGCAGCAGCAGATCCAATTTTATCTCAACCAGGCGCGGCCCTCGGCGGTGCTTTCGACCGACCAGGTGTTGCGGCCCGAGCAGGTGCAGCAGCTCCGGCAGGGATGGAATGAGCAGGCCAAGGGCCTCGAGGCCGGGTGCGGGCCAGGCGGCACGCCCATCCTCACCGCCGGCCTCAAGGTGGTGCCGTGGGGCACCGCCGGCAAAGATTCGCAGCTCGCCGAAATGGTGAAGATGAGCGACGAAAAGATCGCGCTCGCGTTTCGTATTCCCATGGCCATCCTCGGCGTGGGCGGCATGCAAACATTCGGATCAACCGAGATCTTGATGGGGCAATGGATCTCATCGGGGCTCGGTTTTTGTTTGAATCACGTCGAGGAATCTTTCGGGCAATTGTTTCAGCTCAAAGGCCAGCCCGAGGAGTATGTCGAATTTGATACCTCGGCGCTGCTGCGCTCGGCGTTCAAGGACCGGATCGACGGCCTGGTTAAGGCGGTGCAGGGCGGTGTGTTGTCACCGAATGAGGCGCGCCTGCTCGAGGGATTCCCCAAGGTCGAATTCGGCGATGAGCCGCGGGTGCAGCAGCAGGTGGTGCCATTGAGCGCGGCCGCTGGAATCCCGCACACACCGCCAGCTCCTCGACCTGGTGCCGCACCGCCGGCACCTGGCCCGGATGACAAGCCACCGCCGGCCGATGACAAGCCACCGCCGGAAAAATCGCGCAAGGATCTCCCCGATGCCCGAGCAATCCGCGCTGCTGCCGATCGATATGAACGGCGACGACTCATCGCCTGACTCGCTCGCGGACATCCTCGGCCAGGTGGTCGCGCAGGAGCGCGCGGCGTTTCGCAATGCGCGCGAGCTGCTCGAGGCGCAGGCCGCGGCCACGCTCGCCAACCTGCGCGCCGCCGAGGTCGAAACCCTGGCGCGCATCGAGCGCATGGTGGCCGAGCGCCTGGCGGTGGTGCGCGATGGCGAGCGCGGGCTGCAGGGCCAGGACGGTCAACCAGGGCCAGCCGGCGAGCGCGGCCCGCCAGGTGAGCGAGGGCAAGATGGCAAGCAAGGTGAGGCGGGACCGGCCGGCCCGGCAGGGCCAGCAGGCGAGCCCGGTGCTCGCGGCGATAAGGGCCTCGACGGTGTGGGCGGCGCGGTCGGCCCGCAAGGCCCGCCTGGCCCGGCTGGCGAGCGTGGAGCGGCCGGCGAACAAGGCCCGCTAGGGCCGGCAGGGCCGCGCGGTTTTGAAGGCCCACCAGGCCCGCAGGGGCCGGCCGGCATGCTGCCGATCGCCAAGGCCTGGTCGGGCGAGGGTGTGCACTATGTCGGCGAGGTGGTGACGAATAAGGGCGCGCTGTGGCAGGCCATCCGCGACACCGGGGCAGCTCCTCCTGGTCGCGATTGGATCCAGCTCGCGGCCGCCGGCATCGACGGCGCCACGCCGCGGGTGCGCGGGCTGTGGACCGAGGCCGAGGCCTATCGCGCGCTCGATATCGTGGCGCTCAACGGCGGCTCATTCATTGCCCGGCGCGATGAGCCCGGCGCCTGCCCTGGCGAGGGCTGGCAGCTCCTCGCCAGCCAGGGCCGCAACGGCAAGGCCGGCGAGCCCGGCGCCGCCGGCAAGGTCGGCGAGCGTGGCCCGCAAGGCATCAAAGGGGATCCAGGCCCGCGCGTGGTGAGCTGGCGCATCGATCGCGCCACCTATCAGGCATTCGCGCGAATGGCCGATGGCACCGAAAGCGAGGCGCTCGAGCTGCGCCATCTATTCGAGCAATACCACCTCGAGCGAAACCAACCATGACACCGCAAGCGCAAACCATCCTGCGAGCTGCCCGCATTGCAGAGCTGAAAGCATCCGCCTCCTCGGTTGCTGCCCTCTGCAGGCCTCCGGCGGCCGTGGAATTGCCACGCTCACGCGACGGCAACAGCGGCCGCCGGTTGCTATTCCTGCTCCTGGCGCGCGAGCGCCGCCGCAATGCCCGCCTGGTGGCCGAGCTGATCCGATGAGCGAGCCTCTGGTTAACGTCATCACACCTGCAGCCGATGATGCGCTCGGGCTTATCAGCCTGGCGGATCTCAAAACGCTGCTCAAAATCGACACCGCCGACACGACCAACGATGCCCAATTGCAAATGGTCATCAACCAGAATTCGGCGATCCTGGCGAACAAGGCCAATCGATATCTAGGATGGGCAAAAGAAAAGGTGAGCGAGCGATGGTTTTGCGTGGGGCCGGTGTGCTGCCCGGATGGCGCGTGCAAGATCTGGCTCACGCATGCGCCGGTGAAGCTCACCGACATCGAAAGCATCGAGTCACCGCCCGGCACGCCGATCGATATAGGATCCATCCTGCTCGAGGAGTTGACCGGCAAAATCATTTTCCCCGGCGGCTGCAGCAGCGAGATCTTAATCACCTATACCGGCGGCTACAGTCTCCCCGAGGAGGCGCCTTTGGATCTGCAGCAGGCCGCCGGCCTCATGGTGCAGCAATTCCAAACGCAGGCGGCGCAGGCCGCCACCGGCGGATCCGGCGTGCGCCTCCTGGCGCACAAAGAATCCCGCATCATGTATTTCTCGCCCAAGGACATGGCCGGCGGCAACGGCTCGAGCAGCTCGAGCATGGGCGCAACGCTATCGGAATCTGCCGTCAACAATCTGCTGAAAAAATATACCCGGTATTGGATCTAGGATGGCGCTCGAGATCAAAGTCGATGTGAAGATCGCCAACTATCGCGACATCATCAAAGCCGCGGCCGACGACATGGCAAAAAGCATGCTGCTGCGCGCGCAGCTCGATGTTGCCAGCGTGGGCCGGCGGTTTATCAAAGGGATCCGGGTGCCGGTGAAACGCATCACCGGCGGCTATGACGTGCAGATCTTGCAAACGCCTGCCTATGGCAAGGTTTACGAATTCGGCGGGGTGAGCAAAGGCAAGCCGCTGCTGTGGATCCCGCTGCAGCGCGGCCGGCGCACGCGGGCAAAAAAACGCAAGGGCAAGCTGTTCCGGCCAAGGGGCCGCAACGTGCTCATGAATCGCAAAACCGGAAAGGTGGAATTCATCGGCGTGCCCTCGGTGACGCATCAACGGCGCACGCACCTGCGCCGCATCGCCAGCGAGGAGGCCGCCAAATTCACGCAACGCATAAAGCAGCTCATCCGGGTGTGAGCCGTGGCCCTGAATTTCTCCGAAAACCTGTACGGCATCATCTGGGATGTGATGACCAGGCCGATGACGGTGACGCCGCAGGTGAGCCAGCCGGCGGCGCCGGCCTATAGCGGGCGCTGCTATTTCGACACCAAGGAAAACGACATCCTGACCGAGGACGGTGGGATCTTTTCCGACAGTAAAACATTCATCGACATCCGCATGGCCGAATTCCCGGTGATGCCGATGCAGGGCGACCTCATCGAGATCCCGTTTCATGAAGGCGTGCCCGGCGGATCCTATGAGGTGCTCGACCTCACCGGCAAAGGCAATGCTGGCGGCATCATCACCATGATTTTGCGCGAGGTGAAGGCGCCGACCGTTTACCAGGGCTTTCCGCCATGACCGTGCTCACGCCCGACCTGGTGCCGAACGTCAACAGCGATTCCTATTTCATCCGCCGCGGCTGGCTCGCGCGGTTGCAATTGATCCCGCCATTCAACGCCGCGGCCAAGGTCGCCCGCACCAACGCCAGGCCCACGCAGGTGGAACACATCCCATTCCTCGGCTGCTATTTCATGAACGAAAACGGCGGGCCGGATGGGGATCCGAATGTCGGCGAGCCGCGATTTACCAACACGCTCAAGCTCGGGTTTTCGTGGATCATTCTCAACAACGATCCCGAGGCCGCCGAGGACAAGCTCGACCAGGCGCATTGGGCATTCATGAAGCTGCTGCACGATCCGGCCTGGAAGGATTTTGATAACGGTTTCCGCGTGGAGGCCATCACCGAATTTTCGCGCGATACCGAATTCGGCAACCTGGCGCACAACAATGAGACTCCGATCGCCGAGCTGCGGATGGAAATCACGCTAGTGCACCGCATCTATTTCCCGCCGATCATCGATGACGCATTCGAGATCTTCCACATGACCACCAGCCAGGCCGGCGACGATCCGGCGGCGGTGCGGCCCATTATCACCATTCTGAATCTGCCGCAGTAAACGGCCCGCCGTGAGGCGCGCCATTCCTCTCAATGGAGCGAAAGCCATGGTCAACATCGCAATGAAAATGAATCCGGTCACCGGACGCGAGCGCGCCACCGATGCCGATTTCGATGAGGGCCGCAAGGTGGTGCGCGTGCTGCCGAAGAATGAGCAGATCCGCAAGTATCTCAAACATCACCCCTCGCGCGTTGGTTTCCTGGCCGAGGGCTCGGCCGAATGGCCTAACGATGTGTTTACAAAACGCCGCATTGCGGACGGCGATGTGAGCATTGCACCAGCCGAGCCGGCGGCCGGCGAGCAGAAGGTGCTCGAGCAGAAAGCCGCCGAGCCCAAACCTATCGATAAGAGCGGCGCCAAGGCCGCCAATCCAAAACCCACCGAATAGGCGCCCGCGCGCCTTATCTGAAACGGCCCGCCGCGGGACCACGGCCGCTCGGCCCGACGTGAGTCGCGCCATTCCGTCAATGGAGGTTCCACTATGCCTATCAGCTATGACAACATTCCAGCTCAATGGCGCATGCCTCTCTTTTGGGCCGAGGTGGATCCGTCAATGGCGGGCCTGCCGATCGTGCGGCAACCCGCGCTCATTGTCGGCACCATGATGCTATCGACCAAAGAGGTGAGCGCGGCCGCGGTCGCTTCCGGCGGCACCGGCTACACCGTGGGCGACACCGTCGACCTCGGCAACGGCGTGGTGCTCACCGTGGGCACCGCGGCCGGTGGCGTTATCTCTGCCGCAACCGTGACCAACGCCGGCAACGTGGCGAGCGGGGCGGTGCCGAGCAATCCGGTGGCCGCAGTCTCGAGCAGCGGCGCAGGTGTCAACGCCTATTTTAATCTGACATGGGCCGATGACGTGGTGGTGCCGGGCTCGGGCCTCGGCGTGCCGAACGTGCCGATTCCCGTTGGCACGCAAATGCAGGCCGATCGCCTGGCCGGCCAGGGCAGCGAGCTGGCCTCGATGGTGGCGGCATTCCTGGCGAACAATTTCGCGCAGGAAATGTGGTGCCTGCCGGTGCCGCCCGCGCCTGGCTCGGTGGCGGCCGCCGCGCAAATCAAAGTTATTGCGCCGCCGCTCGAGGCCGGAGTCATCCACCTCTATGTGGCCGGCCATCACATCGACTCCATCGTGGTTGGCACCACCGACACGCCGGCCACCATGGCGAGCATCATCGCAGCGCGGATCGAGGACGATCCCACGCTGCCGGTGCACGCCAGCGCGGCCGCCGATGTCGTCACCATCACCTGCAAAACGGCCGGGGTGAGCGGCAACGACATCACCTTGCAGCTCAACTATTACGGCAAGGTCGGCGGTGAGGAGCTGCCGCCCGGCGTCATCCTGGTGGTGCCGCCGCGGCTCGGCCAGGGCACCGGCGCCGTGGTGGGTGCCGGCGTGCCGGATTACGATCCCGGCATTAGCGCGCTCGGCGAACACGAATACGAATACGTGGCGCTCGCGCACACCGACTCCAACACCCTGTTTGATTGGGAGCAGGAATTCGGATTCGAGGATCAGGGCCGATGGGGTTGGATGCGCCAGCTCTATGGGCACCTGTTCTGCGCCCGGCGTGCCACCTATTCGGATCACATCATTTGGGGCGAGACTCGCAACAGCGGTGTGACCTCGAGCATGGGCATCGAGCCCACCGCGGCCTCGCCGACCTATGAATGGGCGGCGGCATACTGCGCCAAAGCAGCTCGCGCGCTCACCAACGATCCGGCCAGGCCGCTGCAAACCTTGTCGCTCAACCGCATCAAATCGGCGCAGCCGCACGATCGATTCATCCTGCCCGAGCTTAACAGCATGAGCGGCGTGGGCATCGCCACGCAAAAGACCGGGCTCGATGGCGTCACCCGGATCATGCGGGAAACGACCACGTATCAGCTCAATACCTATTCGTTTTCGGACGATGCCTATGAGCTGGTCACCACGCTGGCCACGCTGGCCCGCCTCATTCGCAACCAGCGCCAGGCCATCACCTCGAAATTCCCACGCCACAAGCTGGCCAACGATGGCACCAGGTTCGGCGTGGGGCAAAAGATCGTGACGCCGAAAACGATCAAGGCCGAGCTGATTTCGCAGTATCGCATCGATGAATTCAACGGCCTGGTGGAAGATGTCACGGCGTTCAAGCAGCACCTCATTGTTGAACGGGATCCGAATAACCCGAATCGATTGAACGTGCTGTATCCGCCCGACCTGGTGAATCAGCTCCGCATCTATGCGGTGCTGGTACAATTCCGGCTGCAATACAATCGCGGCCAGGATCTCGAGATCATTCGCTGACGGTTTAACGCCCGCCTCGCCGGCCGCGTGAATGCGGCCGGCATTTCTTGGCCCGCCGCGAGGCGCGCCTTTCCTAGCAACGGAGGACTCAAGCTATGGCACAGCGCATCGCTGGCACAGCCTTTCTAAAAGTCGACGGCAACA